AACGCTGTAGGGCCACTCAAGGTCAAAGTTCTGTATTCGACTTCTTCATACGCCATATAAAATTTTTCCAAAGGTTCCCAAACCAGCATGTCCGTGGACTTTTCAATCCAAAGACCCATACGGGCATCATCCGTCATCGTGAGAAGTAATTTTAATATTCCCGTGCTCTCTTCCCTGAAAAGGGAGATGGAGATTGTCGGTTGCCTGTAGGGAGTGAGTCTTGTTTCGCGTAAACCCGGACTCCACCCCAAATCTCCATAATAAGCCGCTACGGTGCGGTATGTCGGTTTTGTATCGTCCGGTTCGAAAATATATTTTGTTTGATTGCCCAACCAAACATAGGTTTTATAGTTCCATAAATTATTGACAAGAAAATCCGGGGAATTTTGTTCTAATGACGATAATAGGTTCGGGGTATCGCTTTCAAAAAGCCCATAACCCTGAAGAAATTCAAAATACTCGTTCTCTTCCGGAGTTTGGGCATCCCACGAAACCATGTATCTTGGAGCACCAAACGAATGGGGGGCGAGAAAATAAATAAAAAAAATCAACAGGAGAATTCTTTTCATGAATCGTTTTTCGCCCCTATACTTTCTTCTACGGGAATATTTTCTATTTTTCGTTGGATGGTTTGATTTATCATGGATAGCTCCCGCGACGTGTTTTCCGCGATTACGATTCTATCGTAAGCCAGAGCTTTGAGTTCCGTGATTGTTAGTGCGTCCAGATTAATTGTATTTTGTTCCATGCCCACTGTTACACCAAAAATTTCATGATTTCCAATAAAAAAAATAAGTGTAAATCGTCAATATGAAAAGTTATAGTTGTTCGACCCCCGATGAAACGGGATGGTATTTCTACAGAAAGAACAGAAAAAGCGATTTGGTTGTTGTCTTTATAAATGATAACGGAGAGGCTTTTGCAATGAAAGAGGACGGAAATTCTTTTCTTTTGGACGATTTTATTGGAAAATGGCAGAAAATAGAATCTGACTTCATTTAATAAAATATGACAATAAAAAAATCCGACCAAAGCCCTTATGTCTTTCAAAGTAAAAAACAAGGATTGAATTTCAATATAGAGTCTCGGGTCCCTTGGACAGAGAAACAACAGGAATTCTTGAGATTGGTCCAAAGCAAGGAGTGCAAACTTTTGTTTTTAAAAGGGGTTGCGGGAACCGGGAAAACCTTATTAGCTGTTTATGCGGGTCTTTTAGCCCTGAAAGAAAAAAAAGTTTCGGACATTGTTTACGTTAGGTCCATTGTTGAAAGCGCGACACGATCCATGGGGGCATTGCCGGGGGACTGTGATGAGAAAACATCTTTATATCTAGAGCCTCTAATGGACAAGCTGGAAGAAGTCATTGGACCCGAACACGCGAAAAACATTTTGAGTAAAAAACTTGTATCGGGCCGTCCTATTAATTTTTTGAGGGGATGTCAATTTACAGGCAAATTCATCATAGCGGATGAAGCGCAAAATTTTTCCATGCCGGAAATGATAACTTTCCTTACCCGTATTGGGGAATTCAGCAAGGTTATTGTCTGCGGAGACCCATCACAAAGCGATATTGGAAGAAGCAGTTCCTTTACTCAGATATACAATCTTTTTGATGGGGACGATTCCCAAAAAAATGGTATTTTCAATTTTGAATTTGACGAAGAGGATATTGTTCGTTCTGCCATTTTGAAATTTATTGTAAAAAAAATCAAAGAATTGTAAAAAAAATCAAAAATGAGTTGTTCTCAAATGGTATAATGTAGTGTAAGGCAACATTATATGGAATATCTTAATATACAATCATTCAGACAGAAATACGCAGGAACAAAACCCAATGTTTATTATAACCCGGACAACCATACCGTTGCTGTTTTCGAGGAATGCGATAATGATATATGGGGATATATCTTGGAAAAGGCCGTAGCTCTGAAATCCGCTGGTTTCGTTATGGAGAGTTCCAAAGAAGGGATAATCAGGGATTACCTTGCGGGCGAAGCGAGGGACCAAGGAGAAAAAAAAGTTAATTCGGAAGGCGAACCCGTATTGAAATTTAAACCGCTTTTTTCCCCTGAAGAGTTCGCCGAATTGATAGACGAACTTGAGTCTAAACCCACTGTAGCCCGTTTGGCCTCCATCGTCAAAAGTATCGTGGAAAAACTTCAGGGTTAATGAAAATCTTCTGCATGGCGTGTGGCAAGGGGAACGAATATATCGGGATATCGAACAAGCCTTCCATATGTAGGTTTTGTCTTCGTTCTTTTTCCGTAGAATCTTCCGAAAACGCCACCCCAGTTGATGTCGCATCGACAACACAACACAAATTCGCCCCCTTGAAAGATTTTTATATTGTTGAAGATATGAGATTTTCCCGTAATTGTTTTCTTGATGTTATTTCCATTGAAAGGGAGGAAGAAAATTAAGCAAAAATATTCTTTTGAAGATAAAATCTCGGTAATCAATCGAGAGATTATGAAAAGAAGGGGAAAGTGGATGCTTTCCTCCTTGTCGTATCTTGACTACGACGATATCTCGCAAATTTTAAGAATACACATCTTCAAAAAGTGGGACATGTGGAATCAGGATTTGCCTTTGGAGAACTGGCTTAACAGGGTCGTTACCCACAAGATAATCAATTTGGTCAGGGATCATTATGGACGGGTTGCCCCTCCGTGTAATGGGTGCCCGCACAATCTTGCGGATGATTCCTGTTCTTTTACCAAAACGGGGTCAAGGGGGCCGCAGTGCCCTTTATATAAAAAATGGCAGAAAAAAACTCAAGCCGGATATAACATTAAATTGGCGTCTTCTATGAACTCTGATGAGTTTGTTGAGCCTGCGTTTTCGTCTATTTCCTTTGGCGACAATATAGACTACGAGTCCTCTTCGGAAAAACTTCACAAGGAAATGAAAAAGGTTCTTTCCAAAAGTCAATATAGGATTTATGAACTCCTGATAATGGATAATCTTTCGGACAAGGAGGTGGCGAAAAGATTAAAACTCAAATCAACTGAAAGGGGACGTTTACCCGGATATAAACACCTGACAGACATGAGAAATAAATTCTATGAAATGGCTAAAAAGATAATAGAAGAAAAGGATATTTTATGAATAAGGGCGATCCGGGATATTTCTATGCGGTTATTGACCAGAAACAATATAACCTTACTTTCTCCCAACAGGAGTTTGTTCAAAAAAACGCGGATAAGCTGCCTCTTGTTGAGCTTATGCAGAAGACTTTTAAGGAGCCGACCCTTAATGAGAAAAGCGTTGAATATGACGAAATCCGTAAATATGTGGCAAAAATAAAACGCGGAGTTCAGAAAATAGACTTTACTGAGGATCAGATTCTTTTCATTGAATATAATTCCTCCGCGATGAAGCCTTTCGAATTGGCCAAGAATATTTTCCCGGATAGGGATTTGAAACCTCTTTCCGCCGAAACACAGTTAATCAGCGAATATCTTAAGGCTTTGGGATTGTTGAATTCGGATGGCAAGGAAAATGACGAATATAAACCCCCGAAGGCGGCGGCTTCAATTGTTAGGAAAATAAACCAAGCCGATTGCAATGCCAATTTTGACGCCAACGATTTAACCCCTTTCCAGAAAAAGTGTGTGGAGTCCTTGCGTTCTTATTTACAGTCCATTCGTTTCTGCGGCTATATGCGTATTTTCGATGAGGCCGATATGAAGGAAATGTTTGAAGAGGAGTTCGTCAAAGGAACTTATGACAAACCGGACCTTAATTCAGAAGAACTCAATATGTACATAAATTTGTGTGCGGAATATGTCAACATCCATGTGGTTCACCGTAATAAAACCGTTATCGAAAACAAAATAAATAATACCTTGACGGGAGATGGGGGTGAGGATGAAAAAAAACTTTACATGACATGGGTGGATCTTCTTCAAAGGAGAGAAGATGATTTGCACAAGAGCAAGAAACGAGCCGAAGACCTTCAGGTTAAATTAAGCTCCACCCGATCCAAGAGACTGGAGAGTTTGACCCAAGCCAATGAATCCCTCACAAAATTTGGGAAGAATGGAAAAATGAAGAGGGTCGCAAAAGAATTCTTAAAATTGCGGAGGCTCGCAATAAACTTGTGAAGGATGAAATAGATCGTTTGGAGAATATTGACGAGTATTTGGCAAATGTCCTTGGGCTTGGAAGGGATGAAATTTTACATAACTAACATGGCGGATATTATATGTAAGGTGTGCGGGAAAGAATTCCCTTCTTTGTTGGTTTTACATAACCATATAAAGAGGTTAGAAAATTTTTCGCAAAAAGATTACTACGAACATTTTTTTAAAAAATACGATCTTAATAGCGGCAAACAAATTCCCTATAAAAACTATTCTGATTATAACTCGCGACGTTTTATTGATAAAAGAGGAGAGTTTTCTTATTTAATGAAAATGGACTTCAATGACATTTCAAAAGAAATCCTTGGTTCGCAGTTAGATGATATTTTAGGCAAGGCGAACGGAAGGTTCCCGACTTATTGCGAATGGCGTTCTTCTAAAAATTTAAAATATGATTTAATGAAAAGGGCGGGGATATTTGATAGATTTTTTTTACAGGCGAAGGATAGGGCTGGTTTCTCTTTTGATTATGTTTCGCCCCTTCCGGAAATAATCAGGAAAGAATCCGAGATTCTGATAGATACTCGGGAACAAAAACCTCTGTTGGAAGGACCAAAAACGACAATTAACGTAGGGGACTATACTCTTTCCCATGAAAACTACAACGGCATTCATATAGATCGTAAATCTCTTCCTGATTTTATTAGTACCTTTACGGCTGGATTGGATCGTTTCAAGAAAGAATGCCAAAAGGCAAAGTCTCTTGATGTTTATCTTATCGTTTTGGTTGAGGCTTCTTTTTCCGATTGCTTCCGCTATCGCCCTTTAAAATTTACCCGTCAGGTTGTTACGGGGGAAAACGCTTTTAATGGAGTCAGAAGGATTACCAGAGAATTCGAGAACGTACAGTTTCTATTTGTAAAAGACAGAAAAGAGGCCAAAGAATATATTCCATTACTTTTGAATAATAAAGAAATAGTAAAGGGTTTTGACCTTCAACTTATATACGAAACGGGGGAATTTAAATAATATGGCTTGGAACGAAGGCTATCACTGTTTAAAAAAGGAACGTTGCCCCGATACAAATAGGCGTCTTTCCGAACTAGAGGGGGATTTGTCTGCCCGCGATGCTCAGGTGGCTTTCGCTCAGTTTTGTTATGCAAATCCAAGTTTTGCGGTTGGTCTTTTAATGGGAATAGATCTTTATCCGTTTCAGGACATCATGATTCGGGCAATGAACCAGAAAGATTATTTTCTCGGGGTGTGCGGGCGGGGAATCGGAAAATCGACTATTGCGGCAATTTTTATTGTTCTTTATGCAATATTCAATCCCGGAGTCGAAATAGGTGTTACATCCGCAACCTTTAGACAGGCCCGCAAGGTCTTTGAACGGGTTGAGAATATGGCGGGGAGTCCAAAGGGAAAATTTCTGAGACAGTGTATTGTCGGAAAAGTTGGGCATAGAAGCGATGCTTGGGAAATGGTAATCGGAAGGTCGAAAATTGTGGCTATTCCATTATCCGGAGATAAAATTCGGGGATATAGGTTTAATTTGTTGGTTATTGACGAACTTCTGTTGCTTTCGGAGAAAGTTATTAATGAGGTTCTTCTCCCTTTCATGGCTATTCAAATTGACCCTCGCGAAAGACAAAAAGTTAGGGAATCGGAAGATGAACTCATTAAGGCGGGCCTAATGAAAGAGGAGGATAAAACTGTTTTCCCAAACAACAAACTAATCGGACTTACATCCGCTAGTTATGAGTTTGAATATCTTTACGAGATGTTCAAAAACTACAAGGAAATGATTTTCGATCAAGATGCGAAAGGGGTTTCTCACGCCATTATGCAATTAAGTTGTGATATGGCCCCTCCCGGTCTTTATGACCTTAATAACGTAGAACAAGCCAGAAAAAATTACTCCAAGGCTCAGTTTGATAGGGAATACATGGCTAGGTTTACGGGTGATAGCTCTGGATATTATTCTGCAAGAAAACTACACGAAGTAAGCCTTGTAAGGGGGCAAAACCCTACGGTTAAAGTTAAGGGAGATCCTTCTAAAAGTTATCTTTTAGCCGTTGACCCTAATTACGATTCATCCGAAGGCTCCGACCACTTTGCAATGACTATTGAAGAAATAGACGAAACAAATGAACTCGGCTACATGGTTCATGGCTATGCGGTTGCCTCCTGTTCCCTTCAGGAGAGGATGGACTATTTCAGATATGTATTCGATAATTTTAATATTGTCTACGTTATTGTAGATAAGGCTGGTGGGGAAAAATTTATCAAGGATGTTAATGATTTGGGGATTCTTCCGTTTACCCTTGAATTTTTTGAGGCCGAATTCGAAACCTTTTCCAACGAAGAACTTTTCCTTGCTAGAAATTCTTACAATAATGGAACCCGTGTTAAAAAAATCGTTCATTCCCAATATTTCAGTCCGCAGTGGATTCGTTTCGCCAATGAAACCCTTTCCGCCGATATAGATAACAAAAGAGTTTGGTTCGCCGCTCCAGTAGATGCGGAAAATGTTAATTTTGAAAATATTAAAATTTCCGAATTGAAGTTTTCGGAATTAGAATCCTATGGAACCAAAAAAGAAGATTTGGAGACCAAAAGGATCGATTTCGTTGACCATCAGTCGGATTTGATAAAGCTGACCAAAAACCAATGTTCTCTAATCGAAGTTTCTACTACTGCAACGGGAATGCAAAGATTTGATCTTCCCGCGAACCTGCAAAAGCAAACGGGACCGAATAAAACAAGAAAAGATTCTTATTCCGCCTTGGTATTGGCTAATTGGGGCTTACGTTGTTTTTTAGCGATGTTAAAGACCACGGAAAAGAAGAAATCTTCGTTTAAACCTAAGTTTATCGTTTAAAAAAGTGTAAATAAGAGTATATGGAAGAAAATAAGACCAAAAAGATCCCTTTTAATAACCCACGAATGATAACAAACGCCTCGATGGTTAAGGCTTCTTCCCGTGGCCGTTCGAAGTCTTCCACATCCGAGGTTTCTCCGGATATCAGCGGTCTTTTATGTAATATTAGTTCCGGGGTAAGCCCATTTAATTATCAAAATGGAAATATTAACGTAAGAGATGCCGTTGTTCTCTGCCAGAAAGCATATTGGAATATCGCTATTTTCAAGCTCACCATTGATATCATGACGGAGTTTTCCAACTCCACCATTCACTTCAAGGGGAAAAATAAGTCATCTGTCAAATTCTATGAAAACTGGCACAAAAAAATTAATGGATGGAGTCTCGGAGACCAGTTTTTTAGGGAACTATTCAGAAGCAGCAATGTTTTTCTCTATAGGGTGATGGGGGAACTGAGGGATTTCAAGGCCAAACCCTTGGCAAAAATTCCGATCCGCTACCTGCTTCTTAATCCGGCTGATATTTCTTGTGAATCAACAACTTCTTTTTCAGGGGGTTCTTACCAGAAAATTCTCAATGAGTTTGAAATTCAAACCCTTAAAAACTCCAAGGATATAAAAAATCTAGAGTTGAAAAAATCCCTTCCCCCAGAAGTCCAGAAAGCAATCGACAAGGGACTATCTACTTCAATTCCTTTAAGCTCCGATGAGGTCGCTTCTGTATTTTTTAAGAAACAAGACTATGAGGCCATGGCGGTCCCCATGTATTTTCCGGTTTTATTTGATATCAATCTTAAAATGGAGTTTAAAAAAGCGGAACAACTTATCGCCCGCGCTTGTGAATACATGATTCTGCTTATTACATGTGGAGACAAGGACAATGGGGTTGATGATGAATTAGTGGGTTCTATTACCACATTATTTCAAACGGAAAGCGTAGGTCGGGTTTTTGTTTCCGACTATACCACCAAAATGGAATTTGTCATGCCCGATCTTCAAAAGATTCTGGGTCCTGAAAAATATGTGGCCGTTAATGCCGACATCGCCAACGGTCTAATGAATATTTTCTTTGGGGAGCAAAAATATGCCGATTCCATGTTGAAGGTAAAGGTTTTCTTGGAAAGGCTTAAGGAGGCCCGTAATACATATCTAAATGCATTTTTGATTCCTGAAATGGATGCCATAGGAAAAACCCTTGGCTTTAGGGAAATCCCAACTCCGGTTTTTGAAGACGTTGACTTAACCGATGAGGTTGAGTATATGAAATTATATAACAGGCTTGCCGAACTGGGCCTTTTGACAGAAGAAGAGGTTTTCCATGCTTATAAAACCCATATGCTCCCAGAAGCTTATGATAGTTTGGTTTCTCAAGAGAGTTTCAAACAGAAAAAAGACAAGGGATTATACGAACCCTTGGCAGGGAAAAAGACGGACCAATTGGCGGGTAGGCCGAATGGAACGCCCCAGAAACAAAAGAAAAAGAAGGTAACTCCTATTGGAGGGAGCATAGATACCTACTCTCTGAAGGGTCTAAAGACGGTTACGATTGCAGCAGATGAGTTGATTGATTCGGTTTTGAATGCCTATAAATCCAAATTCAATATATCCCGCGCCAGTAAAAAACACAGGGATACCGCTCGCAATACGGCTTTCAGTATCGTCCAAAACGAAAAAATGGACAACTGGAACAAATCCATTGATCGCTATATCGGGAACCCCTTGGAAAGGGGAGAAATAAATGAAGAAGTTCTAATTTTAGCCGAAAAACATGGCATAGATTTTCTTAGTGCGGGAATATTATTTCATTGCTCTAAACAATTAGAATAAAAAAAGTGTAACATTACTTACCATGGATTTTAAATATAAGACAAAATTCTCTTCAAACGCTCGTTTGAATTTCGGAAAATGGAAAGAAGCAAAGGCGAAATCTCAGGTTTTTGCATCCTTGGACGACCTTCGTAGTTTACTTCCAAGTGACGAGGAAATTACCGATAACCCGGATTTGCTTTATACCGGATTTAATGCCGCTGTTGTAAATCTTATTAATGCCAATGACCATGGAATAGCGACCGATACCGCCCTGTCTATTTCCAAGTATTTCGTTCATAGGCATATGAATCTGGAGCATAGTAGGTGGGATGTTATCGGCCATATTATCAGTCAGGGATTTAGCTCTTTTGGAGAAAACAAAATTCTTACCCCTGAATCTTTGGTGGGGACAAAAGATCCTTTCAATATCTGTCTTGGTGCTATCGTTTATAAAATAGTCAGGGAATATATGGCTCAAATAATCGAAGAGTCAGCCGACAAGGACGGAGGATATTTCCAAATGATTTCCGCTTCTTGGGAAGTTGGATATAACGAATACGATATGGTTTTGGGAAGCAAGAAAATTGCCGATGCCGAAATAGTCACTGACGAGACCAGAATCAAAGAACTTTGCAAGTATTTAAAAGTAGAGGGTGGAGATGGATTTTTGCCGGATGGAACTCCTGCTTATCTTCTAATCAAGGGGGATGCGCGTCCTCTTGGCTGCGCTTTCACAAATTCTCCCGCCGCCGCTGTTACCGGACTTTTTGTTCCCGAAATCGAAGATGAAAAAGAGAACGACGGGAAGAAGCATCGTTGCAGCAATAACGCAAAAACTTTAGAACAAATCCAACAAGAGGCCGAACAGGTCAAGCAAGAATTGGAGAGTGCAAAAAGAGACCTTGAAGAAGCCAAAGCTTCTTTGGCAACGGAAAAAAATAAGAATGCAATTAAAGATAATGATAAAAATAGTTCACAAATAAATAAATTAACTGTAAATAGAAATATGAAATTAAAATCAACCGAAGATATTACCCCGGAATTTCTGCAAACCGCAGAAGCCTCCGTTGAAGTAAGAACCTTTATTTCCGAGCAACTTAAGAAAACAAGCGATGAGTTTGCCGAAAAAGTTAATGCCGCAGAGAAAGATAAGACCGATGTTGAAGCCTCTTTGACCGAAACTAAGAAAGTCCTTCAAGAGACCAAAGACGAACTGGAGAAACTTTCAAAACAAGTTGAAGCCAAGGCCAAACAGGAAGCATTCGATGCCCGCATGGAAGAGATTAGCGCGGCTTATCTCTTGAACGCATCTCAAACAACCGCCGTTGCGGCCCAAATCAAAGACTTGGATGACGCTGCATTTGCTTCTTGGAAAACCAATTTTGATCTTTTCGCCACGAAACAATCCGAAAAGAGTAAAGAAGGTGAAGGCGAAGGCGAAAAAGAAACAGAAGCCGAAAAGGCCCTGAAAACGGTAGAAGCTTCCAAGAAAACCCTTCCTAACGCACAGGCCCCGGAAGCCAACGAGTTCGATACTCTTGTCAAAAACCTTTCCAAGGCGATTACGATTAACAAATAAATAACTTTAAGAAAAAAAAGAAAATATGGATATTACATCAAAACCTAATCTGAAACCCTATCGTAATGTTGATGAACATGACATTATCGATCTTTACGCCCACGTTGACGGCAGCGCAAACAAAGGGTCTCTTGTAACTATAACTTCCGCGAACGGTAATACGAACGTTTGGAATGGTGTTGCGAGCGGAGCTACCCCGGCCCCACATCTCGATGTGTTCGGCCAACTGACCAATACTCCTTCTCGCGCCTATTCGGCTCGTTATGAGGTTACTTGGAAGGTTAAAAACGCATCTAGCGGTGAAGTTCCTCTTGGAATTCTTTACTATGATGTTCGCGAAGTTAACGCTTACGGTGAAAAACTGATTTTCCGTCCCCGTAACGAACGCGAAGAAAAAGAATACGTCATCAGCGGTGAAGCCGTTCCTGTCGTGACTCGCGGATTGTTCAAGATCAATGGTTTCCATGGAACTCCGGGTCCAAACTCTGGTGCTGTTCCTACTACTGGAACCGCTGGTTACTTCCTAGTGACCAATAACACTACAAGTTCCGCCAATGTTGGTAAATTCCTTAGCTCTGCCGATGCAGATGGCTACGCAATCTTTAAACTTGAACTGTAAACCTTACTCACCAAAATTTAAAGAACTAAAAATATGATTAAATTAAACATCAATAAAAACACAGAAGAGGTGAGAAACCTTATCAAGCTGATGACCCTTGTGGCCCAAGACGGTGCTGCTGGTTCTAATGCCCGAGAAGCTGTTGCGGCTTTTGTGGGACCTGTCATCACGCAGGTTCTTCAACAATTCGCTACTCACCGAGCCTTCTACAACCAACAATCCTATACGTTTGGGGAAGTCCCAACGGTTCCTCTGGATAATTTCACCGGAAACGAAGAAGGCTTGATCGACGTATGGGCCGCTCCTACAAAAGGAGGATTGGCTACCAACCACATCTCTGATGGGGACGAGTTCAGAATGATTACTTTCCCTTATGATTCCGCCCTTAGCATGTCGAAGAAAAATGCGGCTGGTGGACGTTTTGAGTTGCTGGTTTCCGGTATGGAGCGTATGGCTCAAGAACTTATGGTTAAAGAGCAATATCATGCTTGGAACACCATTCTTCGCTGCCTTGGTGCCGCAAGAACCGCTAGTGTCCCTCATATTATTAGTTCGACAACCGCAAATGTCTTCCAAATTGATGACATCAACCGTTTGAAAACCAAAGTCGCCCGTCTCCGTAATTCGTGGATTGGTGGTACTCCTGCCGAAAAGGTTGGCTCTGGCTTCACCCACTTGGTTATCAGCCCTGAAATCACGGAACAAGTTCGTAGTTGGCTTTACAACCCTCAAAACACCCGCGTAGGAACGATGACTAGCAGTGGTGCAACGGCGGTGCCTCTTCCCGACCAAATTCGCATGAGCGTCTTTAATGAGTCCGGTATGCTTTCAATCCCCGGTGTGGCAAACTTTGTCCAACTGAACGAAATGGGTGTTGCCCAAGCCTATAACAAGGTTTTCGATTCCGGCTATACCGCTGGTGCTGGA